AGTCCTTGTCGCTGCCGTCAGTACCGCTATCAATCATGTCAATCGCGTACTCGAGCATGCCGTGAGCCAGCCATGGTGACATCGTGTCGCTAACAAAAATACTTAGCTGTGAACTGTCTTCATCTGCAACTTCGGCCACAATAACAAAATTAGTTATTAGCTTTTCCGGCAGTGACTTTTGAACTAATTCGCGAAATATTTCATTCATGTCATCATTTTCCGCCATTGGTTTGCTCCTCTAGGCGGCACAGTCGACCCATGACGTCTTCTAGTTCTTTTTCTAACACAATATTTCTTTCTTCACATGCTTCTTGCTCTTTGTGAAGGTCGTCGACTATTTGGTGAAGTCTTTGAACTTCCGCATGAAGGTCTGCCACAATCCGACTATAGCCGTCAAATATGGTTTGTATCTGAGCTGTGTTATTGGTTATTTCGGTTTGGTGTTCGGCACTTTTTTGTCCACGCATAACACCATATGTTGTAAGAACAGCAACAAGAGCAGAACCTATAGACGAAAAAATTAATTCCATTTTAGTACGTCCAGCTTCTGCCGTATGAGTATTGAGTCCATTCTTGCTGTCTTCCAGATATATAGACACGCACATATATTCTTTGGTCAGGGCTTGTTGACCATGTTCCGATTGAGCCATCACCGCGAACCCTTATTCGACCAGCTCCAGCATTTCCATATCCGACAGCAGTTATAGACATTCCATCTTGTCTTTCGGTAGTGCCGGAGTTGTTATTCCATGGGGCAGATAGCCCGTTTCTTGTCCCTCCGCCAGTTCCAGCAGAAGTGGATGTTCCAGAAAAATCAACTCGAAAATATCGGCTTGAAGTGCATATTGTTGTGCCAGAACTCCCCGTATAAGCACCAATTGTCAAGGCGTCTATTTTGTATTGTCTTTGCCCATACGCGGTCGGAGTATTTACTCCAGGTATTGCATAGGTTGATGTTTGGCTGAACGAGTTTCCAGTTACGTCAAATAATCCCGTTTGTGCAGTGTAGGCAGAATCTGCACCTTCTGGGCCCCAGCCCCATGCTCCGTAGTAGACCGTGTCGCTGCCAGTTTGTGCAGCTGTTGTTGTTGTCGTTGTTGCACTACTGTCGTTTGTGCTGTTGGCTCCGCCATATATGTCTGCTGAAGTTGCATATATGTAATAGTTAGTACTTGCGGCCAAACTTCCGAACGTTCCAGTCAAAGCCCCTGCTCCCCATCCGGCACCTTTTAGGTGTTCTGCGGAACCCATTTGATGCCCGTCGCTTGAACGGATGCAGTAAACCGTCACTTTTGCAACTTCTGAAGTTAGATAACTTGACGGAGAAGCAAAGGAATAAGACAAAGACCTTACAACAGCAACACCTGGCCAACCTGGGTTAGCTGGCGTATTTGCCGTGACTGTTGGTGCAGCCAAAACTGGAGGCCTTAAGTCGCTTCCTGTTGTAATCTCTGAACGTGTAGACAAAGCGCTAGTTAAGTTAAAAGTGTTTTTTGTTTGTGCTCTGACAAAATACTTTGTACCAGGGTTTCGACCAACACTAAAACTTCCAGTGGTAGTAAACGCGGCCGTCGTGTCTGTTACGTCTATCGTCAACGATGAACCGGTGTAGTTGTCGTTTGAGTCATACAGATAGGCAATTACTTCTTTTACTGTTGTTAAACCAGCAGAAACGCTAACTGTAAAGTCAATTCTTCTATCATGAAGAGTCGTATTTACAGAACTTATTGCAGAAATTGAAGGAACCGGTGGCGTTCTTGCAACTGTAAATTCGCTTGAAGTTGTATCCGATGCGGGCCCAGTATTGCCAAGTGCGTCGGTTACAACATTGTCATTTAACGTAAGCGTCAACGACCCTGCGGTTGTTGAGCCGGTAGATGTTTCAGTAAGCGTGACTGAATAGTTTTGACCGGAGCCGGAAACTCCAGCAATTTGCCAACCAGTAGACGTGCCGCCAATTGTTAGGTTGCTTAATATATTTCCAGTAATTGTCTCACTGAATCTTAAAGTAAAAACAACTGTTGTGTCAGTAGACAAAGAGCTTGAGTTAAATTGTGAAATTGCTGGTTTTGTTACGTCAATAGAAAAAGACTGAGACTGCAAAGGTGAGCCAGACCATTCATTTATTCCAGACTCATCGGTAACTCCAGTTGGGTCTACTTCCAGTGTTACCGTTCCAGAAGTCTGCGTCCCAGTGAGTACGATGTCGACAATATAGGTTTTGTCATCATTTGATGGATTTGTAACAGAATCAATTTCCCAAGCAGAACCAGGATTAGATGAGAACGTAACCATTGTTTCGTCCCAGTTAAGAATTGGTTCACTGAATTCAATTACATAGCTAGCAGAAGTTTTTTCCGAACCATATGTTAAACCACTTGTCGTTCCGGAAAGATTAAATCTTGTGAGTGTTGGCGCTATCGAGTCATAAGCATAAAAACGCTTCCACTGACCAGAGCTATAAATGTAAGCTTGGTTTACTCTTTTCCATGCGCCACTTTTGTATATAAAAACTTGCTCTATGGTTTTCCACGATGAGCCAATTCTTATGTATGACGGCTGTTCAGGGTAGGTCGGCATGACGACCTACGCCAAATGCTGTAAGTAAATGTCGCCTTCGTTGGCAGTTCCGCTTGGTGCTGCAGTGCCGTATGTAATAGCGCCACCGCCGGAGCCCGTGCCGTTGTGGTAAACGCCAGGTCCACCAGAAGCTGCAGTATTAATTTTTGTCTTCGTAATAGAAGAGTTGGCCATTTTGTCGGCGGTAACAGCGCTGTTGTTTAATTTTGCAGTGGTCACAGCTACATCTTTTATGTGGTTTGTAGTTACTGCCCTATCGCCATCTACTGATGCACTATCAGCAAGTTTTGCAGAAGTAATAGCATCGTCGGCAATTTTTCCAGTTGAAATAACATTATTTGCAAACATTGTGTCAAGGTTTATTGCGCCAGTGCCTATGACGTGAACATGTCCGGCATCGGAAACGTTTCCAGAAGAGCCAATTGCTGCAGTGGTTCCAATTGCCTGGGGGGCTGTTGAGCCAACGCTTAAACCGTGCACGTGGTCAGCTCTTGCAGAGAGGAGGGATGTCCCAACTACGCTTGAACCACCAGCCGTTACTGTTGTGACCGACGCGGCCATTTCGTTTATCTTAACCCAGCTACCTGCAGTAAAAGCACCCTCTGGGGTCACTGAGCCAGTATAGAAAAATAAAACGGATGTTGAAGTATTAAAATAAAAAGCACCAACATAAAGTGCCGAACCAGTTGGCGGGGTTCCCGTTCCAACCAAAAACTTGGCAGCTGATGCGTCAATTGCCGCATGTGTGTCATCAAAATGAACACGCGTCAGCTCGTCCTCGTCTGAGCTCCACCTAACCAATTCAAATCTTGGAGTTGAACTTACTGCCATTTTACAAATCCGCCAAAATTTCGTGCACGACTTCTATACCAACCGGTTTTGATATATCTATGGCGGCCCTGACAGTTTCACTGGTTCCGCCCACACCAGTGGCATCAGGGGTGTCGCCAATATAAGTATACAACGTTACCGAGAACCGGTTTGTACCCACTGGATTTTTGTTAATCCAAGCTACTTTGTTATTGTCCAAGAAAAATTTAACTGTTTCTACAATTGCTTCTTCCGAGCCGGCTCTGAAACCCACATACCCGTTAGATATTGCAAACTGTAAATATTCAGTGAGCTTAGAAAAGCTGGGTGAGTAAGTTTCCAACTCTGTCCATGTAACAACACCAAGACTTTCTGGGTCCGTGGTGTCAACAAGGTCTTCTATTCTTGTCCATGTAGAAGGTAGTCCTGACCAGGCCGTTGATGTTGGCTTTACGGCGTCGCGACGTGCTCCAACAAACTGGCTTAACCATATTAGGTTAGGCAGGGGGGCAAGCTCCGGGTTTACAAGCTTGCTTTGTGTTTCTGGATTATCTGCAGAATAACCGCTCAATATGTCGTAATAAGTCCAGTTAGAAATAAATTCGTCAGCTATCTCGCTCATATGTAAAAGAACATCTGTCAATCGAGACAAAGGCCTATCTATCTGCGCATTAATTGAGTCGTTAGATGTAAAAACCAATGGAAGAGAACCATATGTAAGATGATGGCTCATGTAGTTTTTTACATAGCCATAGCGGGTTGTGAGCGATGGATATGTCAAAAAAGTAAGCGCTTGATTAGCAGATATTCCTTCGGTTGCGTACTCGACTTCAATTAAAATTCCTAAATTTCTAGAAAGGGTAACTTCTGGAAGTCTGTGCCAATTTGTACGCAGTACTGTCCATTTGTTTTCTGTCAAGAAACCCATGCCGTCTATTGTGTACGGGGATTTTTCTACAGTTATTTCAGTCATTGTCCCAACTAGGCCAAGTTCATCTATGACGGTTTCCATCGTCATGTCGTCTGGGTAGGTGTACGGCCATGACGGAGACGAGCCGTTGTGTGGAAAGTTTTGTGTCCACTCCATGTACCAAGACCCATTTTCGTCATTTAAGTCATGCGCATCGTCGGAGCTTGTTTCGTAAACAAATATTTTTACAGTTGCGGCATCGTTAATTTGAGCAAAAACAGTAAAGCCAATTTCCCTACCGTCATATCTTGATTCGTAAGATATGTCGTTTGTTCCGCACCAAATACGCGGCTTGTAGTTGCTTGGATATGTGTAGCTTGGGAATAGTTTTGTAGTGCGTGGACCTGGAGACAAGAGCGTTAAATCCGAATCGCCGGCATCATGTGAATGTGTGTCCGGCGTATCCCAACCAAGTAGCTGGCCGTTGACGGCACTTAAAAATTTTTGTCTTGCGGAAAGCAGGTCAGGTACCATAAATACTCACATTTGATGTAATTTTTGGCATTGAACCAGCATACGTAAACTGCACATAGGTCGTGTTTGTCGGCGAGTCAAGGCTTGCCATAAGTGGATTATTCAGGTAATCACTACCGGTAACAGATGTCAAGACTCCTGTGCCGTACTCGGGGATGGTGACATCCACGGAAACAACTCTCTTTACTCCAGCAGTAGATGCGGCATGGACGATTATTTCATTTACGTACAAGTATTCGTTCCAGTTTGGATAGTTATTAGGGCTAAATCTTGAGTCGACAGAATCTGAAACTTCGGCAAGAACGCTTGAACCAACAAATCCATCTAGTATTTCAATCTCAATCGAGCAATATATTTCAACTGGCATTACTTGATGTATAAATGCATCAAAACCCACTGGTGTTCTGTTTGACAGTTCGTCATAAATAGAATTAATTACATCAAATTCAGCAGGCTTACCTTCTGGTCCCCACACAAAAATAACGTACATGCCGCGTGAATCTGGCGTTCTGGAGGCAGGAGGTGTTCCAGAAAGAAGGCTGTACGTAAGGCCTGAAACAAGCTGAACCATTGTTTCTCCTGCTGCGGCTACTGCTTCGGCCGCAGCAACAGGAAGTGCCCCAAGGCTCACTGTTTGGTTTGCGAGGTCAAATACTGTTGTCTGGCCCTCTGCTATGGATACTAGACCAGATGGAAATATGTCGCTTGTTATTGTTGCGTCCCCAAATGCGGCCTGGGTAGTAATCCATACATCTTCACCATCTATATCAAGACCAAGTGAGTCGTTAAAAGAAAACATTCCGGCACGTTCATCAGAGCAATCAATTTCTACGTCAATTGTGGTGTCTTCTGTTATGACGGTTGTCGTTGTTGCAACTGGGGATGTAGCAGAACCATAAGCCAGGTCGTAGACGCGACATCTTGAGACGCCGGGGAACGTAGACAAAATGTACGATTCAATCTGTGCAGATGTACATAAAGATGTGGACAAAGAACTTAGATACGTAACTCCGCGAGAAAGGTATTCAAAATCTGTTTCAGCCGTTTCAACCACCGATGGCGTGGAGGTAGTAATACATGTCAAGATTTCAGAAGACGGTTGAGCAATGGTTAGCGGTGTACCAATTGGTATTACCGGCAGCGGACCCACCGCTATTGATTCGAGAACTGCGTTGACCGTAGTCGAGCTACCTGATGCGTTGGCTGTCTCCCGGACGAAAAAAGAATACTGAACAGAGTCACCGTCAAGTTCTGTGAGATACGCAATTGCCGTGCCTTCCTGCACTGAGCCACCCGGGGTAAGAACAGTAAATTGTACGTTTATTGTGGAAACACCAGCTTCTCTGCGTTCAAGTCCAAGAAGCCTAAGAACTCCTTCAATTGTTCCGTTTGGAACCCTGTTAGCAGCAGCTATGTAAATTGAGTTAACAACCGAAATGGCCTGAAGAAGTGCTTCTTCTACCGAGCCGGAACGCGGTTCAAATTCTGGAAAAGCCGTACGTGCATAGTCAATGGCAGCCGCATAGAGCTCAGGTGGCTGAAGGTCATTAACCGTCAGGTCTACGTATTCTGAAAAATCTGGAGATGCCATAAAAAATCCTAATAATTATAAAAAACATCAATCAAATAGTTTGATGTTTTAACGTCCTGTACGACTTTAACATTGTCAACAAATAACTCAGGAAAGTAAAAGCCCAAAGTCTGCTTTATGGACGAGCTTGTCATATCTGTAAAAGTCATGTCCTTTATTCCAAAATCAATATCCAGCGCATATTCCCCCGGTGCCGTCTGGATGGCAACCGAAATAAGCTGATTAAAATACGGCTCGCTGCCCGTCTCTAAGGTTGCAAGATGGTTGTTGGAAAATCTTAAAGGAAAAGCAATTGTGTCCATATTTACGAAAACACCTGTGTCTCTATGATGTCGTTAGCATCAGTTTCGGTAGTGTATTTTTTTGCAACTACAACCAAATGCTCGAATCTTCCGTCTATATATCCACACAAAACATTGTCTCCGACTTTAGGCAAATCACAATAAATGTCGCAGGGTCCAAACTCGGCAACGGGATTTAATTTTGGTATTTTAAGAATTACCCTATCCCCTACTATTCTTGTAACAATTCCAACATACGTTGCATCTGGGTTGGACGGCCGCGAAGAACCTTTTACCGGGTTTGTAAACGGTGAATTTGCTAACGCAATACTTGAAATCGACATAGTGGCCTAATCATCTTCATTTTCTGGTTTTGGTTTTATAGGGGTTCTAAAGGATATTGATACCGGTTCTGTTGTTCCTTCGGAAAAAGACACTTCGGTCACTAAATAGCCCCCGCGGAACATCGTCGGCTTAGGACCGATAACGACCGTGTGTCCAGGCCTAATGATACACCCATTGGGTTTGGCTACTACAACTGCGCCGTCGCCCTCTAACGGGTCGTTTTCAGATTGGCGTATTGTCGGGTACTCCATGACTTTAAATTTTTCTGCATCTTTTGGCAGAACATAACCAGGCTCAAAGTCATAATAAAGGCGAGAATATTTTCTGGTTGTCGATTTTTTTGTCTTAGCATTTACTGTAGTTTTTGAATCTGTTCCAAATTTCCACATAAGCCATTTTTGTGAGCCATAAACCATAACTCCATCCATGACGTAAAGAACAAATTCATCTTGAGTAGCAGACCCTTGAAGCACTGACCAGACGCTTTCGTCAGAGTTGTTTCCGCTTCCTTTATTTATGGTTTGGGTTTTGTTTGATTTTTCAGCAACAAACTGCAAATTATATTTGCGGGCTGCATTGAATGCGTACTCATAAACTGAACTTCCAGAAATTGATTCTGGGTTCTTGTCCCTTTTCATTTTTTGTATCGCTTCATCCCAGGCCGTAACTGTTATCTGCGGAGAGCCGCCTGGGCCTGGACCAACTTCAACAACCCCAATTTCATACCATGCTCCGCGATACCTTATAACTCTGCGATTCATGAAAAAGTTTTTTTCCATCATTGCGTAGTCTTTGTCAATAACGGTAAATTGAATTTGATTTGAGCCATCCATTGAATAGCTAACGTTTAAAGATGTAACGCATGGTCCGAATTCTCTTGTTTCAGCAAGGCCAAGTTCTCTAACTCGAAATGAACGATATAGGTCAATAATAAATTCTTGAACTTTGCGTGCTTCGGCTTCTGTTCTGTATTTGCCTACATGTAAGTTTGTAGCTTTATATTCTTTAATAGCTGCACTTAAAGAAAGAAGTCTCGAGGTCTTGGGCTTGGACGCACTTGTAGAAGATATAAGATTTGAAACTAAAAAAATTACAACCCATTTATCTTTGTCAAAGATAATGGCGGTAGGGGCAATAATACCTTTAGAAATAAGGGACCCCATGTCGGCCGTGGGCTGTACCAGCGCTCTTACTTCTGGTTCAAAAACAACCGGCTGAGCATAGATGCTGAGCAAAGAACCAAGGCCGAATTCGTGAAAAACCGGATTAGAACCAAGCGTTGCGGTGTCATATATTGAAGAGTCTCCACGCGCAAGGGCCAATTCAGCAGCACCTAGAAAAAGGTCAAGGTCGGCTTTGGTTACCATTAGCGACTCTTATATGGGTTGTATGTACTGATGTTTCTATTGTATGCGGCAGTTAAAGTTTGCACGTAGTTAATTTTTGCTTGACCTTTAAGATTTCCGACAAACCCTTCTGTTCTGGTTGCTTTAACTTGTGCAATAAATCCTCGAGCCACACGAGCACCAACTATGGTTGGGAAGTTTGGAGAATTTGAATAATAAACCCACGTGCTTCCTTCTTTTTTCCACAAAGCGCCATATGTTTCATTGTTTGTTGGTTCTGTTGTTCTAGTGAAGCGATAATATTTTTTACCGCTTGTGACTGTTACTTGTGATTGGCCTGTTCCTCCGGCTGGAGCAGTTCCCCCAGTCGCCCCAGAGGTAGTTGATTCGCCGGCAGCGTCTTCTGAAGTATTTGGCTCATTGCCGCCTCCGCCTCCGTCTCCGCCTCCCGGTCTTCTGGTTAGGTCGGTGTATCTTAATTTAGGAAATTTAGCAAATTTTGTATTTCTCTCTTGATATTCCATTAAGCCAATAGAACACTGAGCAGCAACTATTTCTCCGTCTGTATTTACTCTGCTTGTCTTAATTGAAAACTCAGCAATATACCAAAATCCATTTGTCAAAAAGGTGTCAAAGTTTTCAAAATAAACAGGTTCACCCATGTTTGCCATCCACTCAAGCGTAACAAGCTGTTGTTCAACGCTTTTTGACAAACCGTCGAGAGGTTCTGCTACAAGAAATTCAAAAACCGCTTTATTGTTTTTGCCAGCACGAATATCAACCAACGGCCTGCTTAGGGGAATTGGTATTTCCGATATGTCTACTCCAGCCCCTTCGTAAACAATCTGGCTAGGAGGAAAGCTGAATTCATAAAAATTTTCTGGTGCAGACTTTTGAAGCATTCTTCTAGTCTTCATGGTCTGACCGACGGTCATATCCCTATATTCGTAGGTGTATTGATTTTCCCGTTCGGCGGCTGGGTTAAAATTTATGGCCAACCTAACTCTTGCTGTTGTTGACGCTCTTGGAACGCTAACAATAGATTCTGGCAAATACCTGCCGGCTACGTAGGGCATTATCTTCTCTCCCTATAATTTCTTTGAGCTTTTGTAATTTCATTCATAACAATCTGGGCTATTGCTTTTTCGTCCTGCTTGTCAGATGCGTATACATTAATTGTTACACCGCCCAATGGTTCTGAAACGTTGGCTTTTGGTGCGCTTTGTCCAATCCTTGACGTTCCTGTATCTCCTACCGGAGAAGACGGTGGCACAACATGTAAATGCCGCGAGCCGGCGGCTCCATGGAATTCAGCAAATCCGCCAGACTTATTAATCATGGTTGCGTATTGACCTAGGTTTTGACCTGTTAAGTCGTAAGCATTTCCAGTTACATGGTCGGAGCTTGGAGAGCCAAGCCCTGTGTTTCTCCATGCAGAAGTAATTGACCTTTTGCCAGTAAGCATGGAATTAAAATAGTTATGTCTAGAAAGTGTTCTTCCAAGACGTGATGAAACAGTATCTCCGACACGTCCAGCTCGCGGAGACGATGTGTCTCCTCCGCCGTCCCACCATGCCGGAGCCTGGTCCCACCACTCCGGCTTGTCGTCAAAGCCAGTTCCTATGGCCTTAACGAGAGCATTTTTAAGTTCTTTTTGCTGGCCTGACAGTTGGTCTGCCAGTGTTCCGGCCGTGCTTGTCTGTAGGCCGAGTTGTGTTACGTCAATGCCAAATGAAGATAGCGTTTGAGCTATTTGTGCGGGATTTGAACCAAGACTTGCGCCACTGGAAAGGAAGTTTTCAAGGTCGTATGCTTTTTGTCTTGTACCCTGGTCTTTGGACGTATACATTGCTTCAAGTTGACTTCTGAGACCTTGAAATCCAGCTGCGCCATCAGCAAATTCATAACCAGCTCCTGCTATTAGCTGCATTATTCCGCCACCACGTGCAGTGGCTAGGTTTGAAGCCTGCTTAGAAACTAGGGTGTTGTACTCAGCTCCAGCATTTTGCTCAAAGTTTGCTCTGCCTACTGAAGCTAATTGACCGTTTCCTGTAAACAGTTTTCCGCCTTCGCCAAACATGTTTTGGAATCCATAAAGTTGAGCAAGAGGATTGTCGGCATTTTTTTGTGCAAGATATTCAGTTGTTTTCTGCATGTAGTCGATGTAGTCGTTCTTGGAGCCGCCGCCGGCTGTATATATACCTCGACCAGCAGCGTTCATTGCGCTAGTTATTTTTTTAGATTCAGCTATTTCATCAAATACGCGGTTGGCTCTTAGGATTGCATCAGTTCCAGAACGGGCAAGACCTGAAGCCGTGAGGTCCATCTTTAGCCCCAGTGCCCCTATTGCGTCAGTCAGGTTTACAGTTGGGTCATAAAGGTTAACGTTCATTGTCTTGGCTAGCTCTAAGAGTTCGTCTTTACTCTTTCCTGTAGCCCCCTGAAGACCGTTCATTACAGAATCAAACTGACCTATAAGCGACTGTGTTGCAATGTCGGTATTTATTGCCTGCGTGCGAAGTTCGTCACCAAAAGTCCCCAAGTGGGCGCGGCCGCGTTCAGCTTGCGTTCCTGTAATTATTCCTTGATTCTCAAGGCTTGTAATATATTTTTTTCTTTCTGCATTAGACATTGTTTCGTAATTTGAAGAAGCTTGCGTCAGCTTGCTTGTTGCTGCCGTTGCTTCGCCGGTAAACCCATTTATAAGGCTTCCAGCAACGGAACGAAGAGTCTCCCCACCTAGCGCTTTAGCAGCTTCTTTGGCCACCATTCTTTCGGCTTTGTCTCCGCCAAAGTATCCAGTTATTCCACCAATAACTGTTCCAACTAAAGCTCCTACTCCGGTTCCAATAACTGGAATAAATGAGCCAATAGCCGCGCCGGTTGCGGCACCGGCGAGCATGCCTGTTCCTACGCCTCCGGCCTTGGTGCGCGCACCTTTACCTTGCACAAGATTTGCCAATGTGCCAGCACCCATTGCGCCGAGACCAAGCATTGGATGAATTGCCATTAGGTTTGCACCCATGCTTATAGCGCCAGCATTTTCTTTCATCATCGATGGAGCCATGTCGGATTGAGCAAAAGCTGAAATTGCTTGGCCAGCTAAAAGTCCACCGATACTGAATCCACCTTTTAGTTTGGCCATTGCACCACCCGCTGTTCTTCTGAATCCAGTCTTAGCGTTTGGGTTGGCTCTTTGAACATCGCGGTCAACCATTATGTTTCCGTTGGCATCCCTGTAAGCACCAGGAGTTTGCATTGCTGCCATTTGGGCTCTTTGGGAAGCGTTTCCTGGTGCAAGTTGCTGTGCTTGAGATTCATAAATAAAATCATTTGCGTCAAAATAGGCTTGCTGGGCAAGGTTCATTGAAGCCATTGGATTAAGAAATCCACCTAAGCGGCCCATTGTGTTGGTAAGCCCTGGGAATCTGCTGCCTATTCTTCCGCCTGCAAACCTTGACATTCCTCTCCGGGAGTTGGCCTGCGCACCGGTCATTGTTGAGCTTCCAGTAACGACTCCACCCGGGCCAACTGTTGGGGTCACGTGTGTAAGCCCCATGCCGGGGAATAGTGGCAGGCCCATCATGTTCATGGCTGCCTGTCCCATGCTTTGTCCTGCAACCTTAAAGTTGGTCCCTCTTCGACCGGCTCTTTGTGCTGCTCGACGACCTTTTAGGATTCCGTACCCAGCAATACCGGTAATTAGCTCACCACCAAGAGGTATGCCAGCCATTCCGCCAACCACAGTACTAAGCAGTCTTATGATTTTTTCAACAACGGTTAGAACCTGGTTAATTGTTGGGAGGGCTGCTGTGAATGCTTCTTTAAACTTTTGCGCAAAGTCCATGAGTGCGTCCACTACATCAGCGAGCTTGTCTCCAAATGCTAAAAAGTCATCTTTGTTATCAACTGCAAGTTTCGAAAAGTGCTCTACGTTGTCGCCAATTCCAGTAAACAAAGCTTTTAGCGGTTTGGCGAACATGTCAATAACTATTGAGCCGCCGGCCCTTAGTTTATCTAGCGCTGTAGTTATGTATGTCCAAGCTTTTTTAAATTCAACATACACATTCTTAACAGAAGTAAGCATGCCTTGTGATTGAGGAAGATATTTATCAAAAAGATTTACAGTGAAGTTAGTTATTTTTTCTATAGCTTTAACTATTGTCGGCAAGAAACTTCCCTCGCCAAACGAAATTAATCCAGGAGATATTCTTTGAATACCATTTTTAATGATGTAAAAAATTTCTTCAAGCGCTTTTCGTGCTGGCCCAAGCAGTGGAGTTCCTATGTCGGCAAAAAGGCTAGTCAAAAGAGTTTTGTATTTTTTAAACATGCCGAATAGCGTTCCGCTCATCAGGTCAGCGGCACCGGTAATACCTGCAGCTTTTGACATGTCTCCAGACAATATTGACTTGAATACTTCTTCTACTCCGCCGCCGCCTTTTTTTATCTTCTTAAAAGCTTTTTCAAACTCTGGGCCTATGGCTTTTGCTGCTGCAGTTACCTTAGAGGTGACTTTTCCTTCTTTTTGAAGAAGGCCAACAAACTCACCTATAGACGCAAGGTTCTTTCCTTGGTCTCCACCTATTGCGGCAAAGTCTCTTAAGGCTCTAATTACTTGTTGGCTTTTACCAGTAAATTGGCTGTTTCTACTTACTGCAGCAAACGCGGCATTAAGATTTTCAATTCCAAAGACGGCAAGCTCTGCGTCGGACGTAAGGTTTCGCAACATGGCCATACTGTGGTTCATGGCTGAACCAAATTTCGGTGTGGCCTTTTGAGTATGCGCATACTGGGCAGCAGTAAATTCTCTTTGCGCCGCAGCGGCAATTGCCAGAGTTGCTCCTACAGCTGCCGCAGCTGCCGCCACTCCGCCCATTGACCATTTATAGGCTTTCATGATTGCATTGCCGGCAGCAAATGCGGCATTAACGCTCATAAGAGAAGCGGCTACAACCGCAAATTCAACGGCAAGCCCGATTACAGCAAACATCAAGAATCTGGCTGATTTTGCAAAAATTCTAGACGTCGACGACGCCTTGTTCATGTACTGAGCAAGAATCTTTGTTCTGTCGGCAAGGCTGCTGGTAGCCCTGTAGGACTGTCTCATTTGCCTATTGTTTTGGCCAATAGAGCCGCTTAGCTGATTGTTTCTTTGTGTAAGAAGTTTTGACGATGCCGCAAGTGCAGCCATCTTGCCTTGGAGCTTCTCAAAACCTCGCCCTTCGGCAGAAACTATTACTTTTTCAATCTCTGCCATAGGACACCTTGAGTATTAACTAAGCAGATTCCTGCTCCTCGTTGTCAGCCTCAATAACTTTAGCACAGGCATGCCTAATTAACCATTCATCTTCTGAACAGCGCATTAGCTCAACCGGGTCGGTTGCAAAAAGTTTACCTAGCCTTGCCGCGGAGATAACACGCGGGTCCTCAACGAGAGCGTTAAGGACTATCTCGTAGGGTTTTCTTTTTCCGCCTCAATCGTGTCACCGTAGCCAGCGGCATCGATGATTGCCAAAGCGGCAGATTCGAGGTGTGGGTCAAGGCCAAAGAAGCCCTGGACACATTCGGGGATTGCCCGAGACGCACCGGTCATCGAAAGAACCGAAGGGGATGCAAAACCAAGCGGTCTGCCGTCTTCAAAAACCTCTACGCCGTTAAGAATTATGCCGCGAGTCGTTTGACCAATTACTGTGCAGGCAAACTTTACGCCGTCGAGGCCGCTCTTTGATTCAGAACCGCACTGGCGCTGCCAGGACTTCAGCTGATTTTGAGAGATGTTTGGACTAACGCGCAGCTTTACGCCTGGGCGCTCAGGAACGTCAATCAAAATTTCAGGTCTAGAAACCTTTTTTGATATGACCTCTTTGAGTTGGTCAAGGATGCTATCTCCGGAGTTAACGGGGGTGGCATCTTCTTCTGGGATTGAATACAGTTCGTCTGTCATGATGCAGACACTATCACGCTATGTATGCGCGTAGTGAAGGAATCAGGTTCCAGGAGTAGCTGCGCCGGTTGCCTGTGATGGCACGCCAGAGATTGCAAACGTCAGGGCGTATGTAGCAGGCGCACCAGAAGAAGAGTCACCGTCAGGCTCGGTAATACCAACAAGCAATGCGTTTGAATAAATACGCTCTGATTGGTAGTTAGCTATGTCGCAATCAGCGTCATAAACCTTAATTGTGTAGTAAGCACGGCCAACAACCTGACGTGCCGAGTGAAGGAGGGTTCTTTCCTCGTCTGAGTAGTGCTTCGTCAGGGTGATGTCGCCTATTTCAGCTGGAGCACACAGTGTCTCTGGAAAAGCCGAACCGCCCAAGTAGATTTTTTCAACCGATGCTGTAATTTCGCCACCAGATATTTGGGCAAAAAACAGACCAGAAGCATCGTTGCTACCTATTGCCGGTCCAGCGGTTCGACCTGTTGTAACAACGGGTGTAATTTCAGCCAGAATTTGGCGCTGTGAAAGTCTTTTTGCCATTATTTACCTCAATTATACAAGTGATGTTGTTAGTGATGATTTGGTGACCTCGACCTCAATCTTGTCGCCGATGCCGGACACGCGTGCACCAACTTTGGCAACAATTTTGCCTTCAGCCAGTTGCGTGACAGGATTAAGCGCATCAGAAACGACAACCGAGTATCCAGGGTCAACTTCGTTTCCATTGGCGTCGAAAATTGCAAACAACCCACCGGACTTTGCAATTGGGTCAAGGATTGCTGTAAGAGTAGATGCAACTCTTGCAAAAATTGTTTTCCGGCCATCGATTGGCTGGAAGACAAGTGATTCAAGGTCTCGCTCTGCAAGGTACACAATGTAGTTAAGAACTTCTTGTGCGGTAATGAATCTAAAGTTGCTCGCGTCATCAGACAGAGAACGTGCTCCATAAACTCTTAGGCTTCCCTGAACAATGCGAATTGCATTTACGTAGCCGGCGTCAACAGTGTCTGTGTCTTCCTTGGAGACTGATGTTTCAAGGCCAACTACATATTTTGCGGAACCAGATTCACCAGCATATGGGTAGAAAACGCCTCTGCTGTTCTGAACAGCGGCACGCTTAGCTGCAACAAAACCTTCTGGCGGTATTGTCATTGTCAACGAACCATTTGGAACCTTAACCCATGGCCAGTAGACAGCAATGTGCTCAGAATGGTCATCACCGACGTAGTCGGCAACATCGGATACGGCATCTGCTGCGGTACTTCCGGCAGCAACGCTTGACAATGCAATTCTATGGTTTGTATTTGCGTGTGCAATCAGTGCATTGACAGTTGTTGAGTCGTAGAACCCTGGTGTCATAACTGCACCAGAACCAAGGTCATAAGTAAAGTAACCAAGAGCGGTAACAATATCTGCGGCAACTACTGTCGAACCATTGTCGCCGCCGGAGAAATCTTGAGCAGTAACAGCCACTGGGTCAAGCGTTCCGGTGCTTGTAGCTGTCACGTACAATGCTGCTATTGCACTGTTGTTGATTTCATTAAGAACATCAGCCTTTGATGCATATGTACCGGTTCTGTACACTCTTGTGCCATTAAGAAGGATGTCGATGTAAAAGCTTCCTGATACAGGAACGGTTACTGTTGCTTCAAGGCCACCGCTGTTAGCCCATGTACCTTTACCTGTAGCTGTAAGGGTAATTGCTGTTTCGTCTTCTTCGTCCAAAAGTGCACATGTTGCTGGGTCGGCACCGGCTCCTGTAGCGCGCGACACATAAATTCGAGCGCCGCCTTCTTCAAAGAATGTCTTTACTGTCTGGTGAACGTAACCAGAAGACGTGTAGCCACCATAGATTTCCTCGTATTGGTCA